TTAGCAGAAACTGATTGGATTGTAACAAAATCTTTAGAATCAGGAGAGGCAGTACCGGATGAATGGAAACAATACAGGCAAGCTCTTAGAGACATCCCCTCACAACCTGACTTTCCTGACGATATAGAATGGCCAACAAAACCAGAATGAGAACAAGGATAAATACAAAAAGTAATTTAGGATTTTAAAATATGGCAAAACGATTTCCCCTTGTAGTTGACACAGAAAATAATAATAGGATTATTGAACTTCCAATAGACGATTGTTTAGATTTAACTGGATCAGATATTTGCTCAGTTGAAAATATTACAGTAACAGGTACAATAACACTACCAACTGGACCTGTAACAAGCTTTACTGGTAATTATAGTGATTTAATTGACGCTCCAATTATACCAACAATTATAACAGATTTAGGAATTAACGACGGTGATGCAGGACAAATACTTCATACAAATGGTAATGGGCAATTTTACTTTGATGATGTAAGTATAAATTATATAGATATTACTGGAACTCCTACAATTCCAAGTTCAATTACACAACTAGGTATTACAGACGGGGCGGCAAATACATTTTTAACAACTGACGGCAATGGTAATTTCTCATTTGCATCCATAACAGATATCAATGTAGATTTAGGTAATATTACCATTATAGATAATACAATAGGGGTTTCAAACCTAAACGGCAGTATTATTTTGAAACCAGTAGGTTCAGGATTTGTCCGTATAGATAATGTAACTGGTTTAGTAATACCAGTTGGTACAACTGAACAAAGAGCTCCTAATGCCACAGGAGCGATTAGATTTAATACAGAGATTGAACAATTTGAAGGTTATAATGGATCAGGGTGGACTACTTTAGGAGGTGTTAGATCTTTAGATGGGGAAAACTTTATAATTGGTGAAACAACACCAGGTGCTTCAGATGATAGATTATTATTTTTTACCGACGGTGTTTTAAGACTTACAATTACTAGAGATACAGTTGATTTCAGTCCTACAGTTGATGTAAATATATCAAATTTAACTGTTGGAAATTTAACATTAAATCAGGAATTAAATCTTGCAGGCAATATTACTATAGGTGACTCAACTGACGATACATTTACTTTAAATTCTTTGGTAGAAGGGAATTTAATTCCAAAAGTTCATGATACATATGATATTGGTAGCAAAGCGCAGCAATGGCAAAATTTATTTGTATCAGAAAGGACTATCCTAAATGGTATAGAATTTCCAAATTTAGACGGTGCACCAAAATCATTATTAGAGACATCAGGAACAGGAGAATTACAATGGGCTCATGCAGACAGATGGGGCGGTAATCGAGTTTATGTCAGTGCTGAATATGGAGATGACAACAACGATGGCATTACTGCACCGGTAAGAACTATAAAAAGAGGTTTACAGATTGCCGGAGGCATGGTATTTGAGCCGACAAATCCGATAGAAAATGTAGAGTATGAAACTAAACTTCTTAGAAATGCAAAAAAAGATATTGCCGATTCTGTAATAACATGGCTAGCAGAAACTTACGGATTCAGTTTTGGGTACGATACAATAAAATGTAGACGAGATATGGATTTAATAATTGATGCTATTTTATTAGATCAATTATTAAACACTAATTATAATTCAATAACAGCTGGTCTAGCATATCAACGTGCAAACAGTAGCTATGTCACTGGAACTCAAAATCTTGTGACACTTGGAGCACTTGATCAACTAAAAGTTGAAATATCCAATCTGTCAGTTTGGTCAACTGTAACTAATGAGCTAATTGATAGCATTGTTGAAATACAAGATATTTTTTCAAACGGCGTTGATTCAGCTAATAATTTGTCTTATATTGCACCAGATGTACTACCTACACCAAATGCAGAAGAATCTTTTTTTAAATTAATTAATAACAAAGAATTTATAAAAGCAGAAATAATTGCATGGATAAGTGTAAATCATCCTACATTGGTGTACGATTCTGCAAAGTGCAATAGAGATGTTGGATACATAATTGATGGACTTTGTCATGACATCTTGTATGGCGGTAACTATGGAAGTATTACTAATGCAAAATCATACTTTGTTGGTACACAAGGACAATTAGGACCAGGTGAAGTAACTGCTACTGTTGAAGCATATACTCATATGCAAAACGTAGTGAAATCAGTTATACAAGGTATTGAAATTACTCCAGCTATACAACCATTGCAAGATATAGATGGCAATATTGTATCACAAATTACAATCGGCGGTACTGGAACAATTACCGAAGCTGTTAAAGCAAGCAATTTTATTAAAATTATAATTGATGTAATCGATGGGGAAAATTTAAGCTTTTTAGACAGAACTGTTCTACCTAATTTTACATGGAGTAATGTAAGAAGAAAAGATGCATATAATAAAATTAAACGCGAACAATCTATTATAAAAGATAATGTAATTAACCATGTTAATTCAACAAATGGTTTTTATGATTCTATAAAATGTCATCGAGATGTAATGGAAATTATTGACTCAGTAACGTACGACTTAAGATACGGAGGTAATAGTCGATCTGTTACTGCTGGCGAATCATACTATGATGCGAATAATGAACTTTACATTGGTCAGTCTCAAAAAATAGAAACTATAGCTGCAATAGAATATGCTAGAGATTTAGCTATACCATATTTAACTGGTACAAATGCAACTGCAATAGAAACAAGTATGAATTTAATTGCATCTATATTAGACAATAAAGCAAATGCACCTACAAAGACATTTGGTAATTCTATTGCTAAAACTATTACAGTTATGGTTGCTACAGGAGATTACATAGAAAACAATCCAATAATTGTACCAGATAACGTGAGTATCATAGGAGACAATTTACGACGTGCTATAATAAGACCAAAAAATGTTAATAGAGATTTATTTAGAGTAAGAAATGGCTGTTATTTTACTGGAGTGGTTTTTAGAGATCATGTAGACGCTAACGGAATTCCTGATTATACTTTTAGATACGGTCTTAGTTTTGATAATCCTGCAGATACAGCAACCAGTAGAGCTGGATACATAGATCTACCTGCAAGCAGACCGCTTATTTTTACATCCCCTTATATACAAAATTGTTCAATTATTAGTTTCTTAGGAGCAGGCGGAGCAGAAATTGATGGTAATCTAGTTGATGTTCCGAATATTCCTCCAAACGCAATCGAAGCAGAAAATCCAGTAGATTTAACCGACGGTGTTCCTGAACAAGGAAAATCAATGGTTGCAAATGCATACACCATTTTATCATTTGGTGGCAATGCATGGCGAGTTATGAACGATGCATATGCTCAGATTGTAAGTTGTTTTGTTATATTTTGCGAAAATGGATGTTTAACACAAAATGGAGGTTACCTTTCAATAACCAACTCAGCATCAAACTTTGGGCTTTTCAGTTTGAGATCAACTGGATATAGTCCAAACAGTTTTGAATACGACCGTGGTTACAGCTTTGCTTATTATACTTTAGAAGGATTTCAGGTACTACGAGTAGGAGGATTAAGACGTGCAGCCTTAGAACATTATGTTGTAAGATTAAAATCAAATGACGGCTTAATTGATCAAACAGATGATTTTACAATTAATGGCATATCAGAAAATCAAAAAACTGTAGGATTTATACCTAATACAACAAGTGTAAGCGGAAATAAAATTACATTTCCGCTAATCGAGTTCAACGGAGACACAGAAGTTGATATTATTAACGATACAATTGTGTTTACAACTCCGCATCCTTATTCTAATAATAATGCTGTAAATTACCAAGCTAATGGTAATGCTGTAATCGGAGGTCTAGGAGACGGCGGTACATATTATGTGCAAGTTGTAAATGATGTTACGATAAGATTATTTACATATGATCAACAAGGCGGAAAAGCTCTTATAGATTTGACAAGTGCATCAACAGGCATACATAAATTTCAAACATTACACGAATTTAATTCTGGAGACCATGTAGAATATGATTCAAATAATGATGCAGAAATAGTTGGATTGTTACACGAATTAAAATATTATGTAGAAGTACCAAATTCCTATGAAATGTTTTTATATCACGACGAAGATTTAGAAAACCAAGTACGAAGTTTAGATGCAAGTGTATGCAAAGGTTTTCAAAATTGGAAAATTGGACAAGAATACGTTTATATCGAAGAAGTAATCAGCACTCATAATACATATCAAGATTGGCAACTACCAAGTACTATAGATATTAATGGTGTTCCAACAATTATTAATTATGGTGTTGTACTTGGAAACGGTATTACATGTACAAAAAGCACAGGACAAATAATACAAGCAGGAATAATTGACTGGGATCCTACAAATTTAATATTAACTGTAAGTCTAGAATTAACTACAGAAAATGGTACTGAAGTAAGAAACATAGGAGATACAGGAACATTAATTCCAGCTAATAGAATATGGGGTAGCAATTATGAAATTCCAGTTTTAGCTGCAGTTCCAAGAAGAGATTTATTTACTTCTGATTTTAAAATTTTAACTACTTTAAATACAGGTATAGAAGCTATATCTAATACTGTTACAGCAAGAATAGAATTACACCGACCATCTATATGTAATTCTTCGGCACATACATGGGAATTTGCAGGATCTGGTACAGACTATAACGCATTACCTCAAAACGGAGGATTGACTGACGAATTCTTCGAACAAGTAAGTACGGTTCCTGGAAGAGTTTACAGTTCTGGCACAAACGAAATAGGTGATTTTAAAGTAGGAAATTTTGTAAGAGCATATAATAGAACAGGTAACATCGACTTTAAAAACAAAGTAAACATTGGTATACTTGATTCTCTTGCTTTAAGTCTAAGTTCTGGTATAGTAGTAAGCTCCATATCAAATGATATTGAATTAGGTGATAACGAAGTTGGCGGACCGTCAGATAGTAGATTGATAACACAGCTTTCAATTTATACCTTTTTAAACAATAGGCTCGGTGATTTTATAGATAAAAAGGTTTCAACAAACGCAATACCAAGTTCAGTTGTACAACTAAATTCAAGTGGTCAAATTAATTCAGATCTTATACCGCCTACAGGAAATTTTACTGCTTACGTAGTTCCTAGTTATGGAGGAAGATTTGACTTACATAAAGACATACCAGTAGTAGACTTAAAAGCAGGTGATATTGTTATCGAAGAGTACGATGAAAAAACTTTGACAGTAAGCGCAACTATTGCATTGCAAGCCGGCGAAATATTAGAACAAGTAGATACAAACGGCATTGTTGTTGCATCTGGGGTTGTTAAACTAACAACACAAGGTGCAACAGAAATAAAATTAATTGAGCCTTTTTCAGGAACATTTATTGCGAACAGCTCAGCTTATCCATTACAAGGAAGTGTGTCAGGACAACTACTTAATGGCATAGGACAACCTGTTTATCCATTAGTTGTAACTGACGTTGCAGAAGTAAGAGAAAATTATTTTATCACAACAAGTAGAGCATCGCAATTCTTAATTACATTAGCTGGTCAAAATTATAACTTTACAAATACAACTACAATACAAGGGGCTATTAGTGGAGCAGTTGGAGATATAGAATCATACATAAAAGGTGTCTTAACTGGTGTAGATGTTATAAACGATTTACCAGGAGGAGGAGAATACACCGAAGGCGAATATACAAATGTTCAAATATTATACAGTGCTACTTCAACAGGAGCGCAACAAGGTTCGGAAGCATTTGCAGATATAACAGTAAATAATGCAGGCGAAATTACTACTTTTGATTTACGAAGAGGAGGAAGTAATTACGCTGTTGGAGAAACATTAACTGTGGCTACCCAAGGAACGCAAGCAACATTACCAGGCGCAACATTTATTCCAAAAACCGGAGCAAGTCCTAATTTAGATTTCGAAATAACGATTACAAATACCGAAGATAGATTATATGTTGTATTAAATACAAGCGCCGGTTTAGAATTTAATGCATCATCAACTAACATTGATTTTATAACCGACGATACAGTTGTACAGCAACAACTAACACTAGATGCACAACCTGTTAGCCTTGGATTTTTTGGAGTATTAATTGATACAACAACTGATACAATAGAATGTACAGGAGCACATGGACTTGTGAATGGTGACCGAGTAGTATATGATCCAGGAACAAATACAACAATAGTTGGATTAGATGTAGGAAAAACCTATTATGTAAAAGTTGTTGATGCAACAAAAATACAATTATTTGATAATTACGTTATAACTGGATTACCAGTTAATTTAGGCAGTACTTTTGATAATGGTACTCCACACAATTTATTTTTACATAATGTAAATTTAGAAAAAAATAGCCTTTATATTCCAAGCCATGGATTTGCAGGCGGCGATGCAATTAAATTAAGTGCAGTAGATCCGCCATTAGGTTTAGATAATAATGCTTTTTATTTTATAGGAAGCGTCACTGATAATACATTTACTCTGCATGCAGCTCGTGGTTCAGCTATAGATAGCGTAAATGGTTTAACCAAAGACGAAGTAACAATCTTAGATAGAGGAACCGGAGTAGCTACATTAAGAAAACAAAATGTAATTATAACAGGAGATGCTAATACAAGTGGTCAATATGAAACTAGCTGGAGTAATCTTACTTCCACTACAATTGATGCTGATAATATTATCAGCGGTATTATTAATACCGCACGATTAGCTACTGAATCAGCAAACGATTTTACATTTTTACGAGGCGATAGTAAATGGACTTACGCTGTTCAAGGAATTACCAATAGCACAATAGGAGATCCTATTACATTAAGTGGTCCAAACGTAAACAATGGTATAACAGATGTTTATTACGGAAATATAGATATTTCCGTAGAACGAACTGGTTATATCAATGAACTTGCACCAGCAACAAACGAAGCAAAATTAGGTGTAGCAGGTTTTGCTGTAGAAACATTTAAAGTAACAAATGGGATTGTAGAAGTAAGAAATACTACAGAATTCGGGCAAGTTGATGCATTAACACTGTCAGGACAAAATTCAGACTATTATAGAAATCCAGTAAACTTAACCAGAACAGTACCAATTGAAAAAGGAGGCACAAACTTAGCAGCATATGCAAGTGGAGATTTATTATACGCAGCATCAATTTTACCAGCAGGAAATGCATTCTCATCATCGCTTTCAAAATTGCCAATTGGAAATGTCAATGATGTGCTTATCGTAGGTAGTACAAGCTTGCCAGAATGGACTAGTAATCTCGTTTTAAATGGCGCCATAATAGATGCTGTCCAAATAGGGGTAACTGCTGCAAATATAATTGACACAATAAATGCAGCTCCTGAAGATGATCCTTGGGGATTAATCCTTAATTCACAGAGCGGCACTACTACAGTTGATGATAATCTAGTTGTAACAGGAAATCTAACTGTGTCTGGAACAATGACCACAGTATTATCACAAACTGTTGAAATTGAAGATGTAAACATTGTGTTAGCAAAAAATGCTGCAAATGCAACTGAAGCAGATGGTGCAGGCTTAACCGTTAATGTTGGCACAAACGACCCTGTAATTGCCAATCCCACAATTACTTATACAAGCACTGACGATCGTTGGAATATCAATAAAACATTAAACGCAGGATCAAATACCTTTGTTTCAACAGCAACTGTAGGTTTTGTAGGGAACGCTACGTCTGCAGATAAATGGGCAACTGCTAGAACAGTAACATTCCAAGACAATGGTGCCTCAGTCACTGGTGTAACAGGTTCATTCACAATAGACGGAAGTGCAAATGTTAATAATGTAGTGCTAACATTAGTAGATGAGCAAGTACAAGACATTGTTGGAAATATGGTTGCTAATAACACTGAAAGTGGCATAAATGTAACTTACAATGATACTTCCGGTACTCTAAATTTTAATGTTGAAGACCCAACCATTACGATAAGCGGTGCAGTTTCAGGATCCGCTCAAATGATAAATTTAGCAAATCTTGAAATTACAGTATCTCAACAAAACAATTCAGTAACACTAGGAACACATACTATAGGAGATTATATTACTAGCTTATCAGTTGGTAATGGATTAATAGTAGATACAGACGCACCTACAACAAATGTCGATGCTGCATTAGACGGATTCTTATATGAAATTGTATCTTTAGGAGATACCAATTGGGCAACAATTGATGCAGGCGGCAATAACGCACCCTATGTAGTAGGAGATAGATTTGTAATGGCAAATGCTCCTTTAACTGGTACGTCTGGAACTGTAAAAGCAATTGATGGCGGTGAAACAGTAAGGTACACAATAGCGCATGCAGATACTAGCTCTCAAGCAAACGGTCATGAAAATAATACCGGAAATACAGTAATTCAAAGTGTAGGCATAGATGGGTTTGGTCATGTTACATCAATTGCCTCTAAAACAATAGATACTTATAGCGGATTTAATATTTTTTCCGACACAAATAATGCTGTTACTATCGCAGAAACAAACACCATAAAACTAGTAAGTGGAACAAATGTTACAATAACACAATCGGCACCAGTAACAGGAACAACGCAATTTAGCATAGCAAGCGAAGACACGTATGTTTCTGGAATTGATTTTAATACTTCTACAGGTGTGTTTACTGTTACAATGAACGACAACTCTACATACACTAAAAATTTAGATGGTAGATATTTAACAGGGTTTTCTGAAACTGATACATTACAAACAGTTACAAGCAGAACAAACGGATCAACAACAACAAATACCATTACTGTAGGCGGTAATATAATCTCAAGTACCGCTCCGACCGCAACATTAGAAAGTACAGACGCAAATACAAATACTGCTGGTGTTATGAATTTCCGTACCAAAGTAACTGGTGCGCCGGTAGGGCAAGAGTACGAGACAGTTTGTCAAATTCAAGCAGATTGTACAGATAGGACATATACAGCAGAAGATGCAAAATTAGTATTTAAATCAATTGTAAATGGCACTCTTACAACTGGTTTACAAATTAGTGGTGTAAATGTACTATCAACAAGTGCAGGCAATGGAAATTTAGGGATAGCAACCCATAGATGGAACACTGTATATGCAAGCACGTTTGACGGAACAGCTACCCAAGCACAATACGCCGACTTAGCTGAAATGTATGAAGCAGACGAACATTATACTCCAGGAACTGTAATGATGTTTGGCGGAGATAAAGAAGTAACTGCTGCAAAAGGATTAGCAACAACAAAAGTAATCGGTGTTGTTTCTACAGATCCAGCATACTTAATGAACAGTAAACTTGAAAATGGAACGGCAATTGCGCTAAAAGGTCGAGTTCCATGTTTAGTAATAGGCAAAGTTGAAAAAGGTGATATGTTAATTGCTAGCGATATAGCAGGGGTAGCAATAGCGACACAAGAATTTAAAGGCGGAGCAATAATTGGTAAAGCAATTGAGGCTAGCAACGATACTGAAATTAAAGTTATTGAAATTGCAGTTGGAGTATTATAAGGATAAATAATGGCTATTAAAAAAATTAATGTTGGTTACTTGGCAAATGATGGAACAGGCGACGATCTGCGAGAAGCATTCATTAAGGTTAATGATAATTTTGAAGAAATGCAGTATATACTAGATCAAGCAGTACGAACCGAAGCTGAAAATTTAGGAAGTGGTGTCCCAATTTTTAAAGAAAAGTTAGGAAATGTTTTTAAATTTAAAACCATCCAGCAAGGTGCAAATGTCCTTTTAACCCAATACGGAGATTCTATAACTATAACAAGCGATGCTGGATTACAGTCAATAACATTTTTGACAGATGCAGGAAGTGCAATATTAGATGGCGGTGATAGACATATATACTTCCAAGGAGGAAGAAATATAGGAACAGTGGTTGCAAATGAAAATGGAAACAATTATATTAGAACGAATGTTATTGGTGAAGGCCTACTGTTTTTAGATAAAGATCCACATTTAGGAGGTACTTTAATTGGTAACAATAATGAAATTACAGATGTACATAAAATAACGTCAAATACATTTGCTGGTAATTTAGAAGGACTTGTATATGGAATTGACGTTAGAAATTTAAATAACATAATAAATCAATTAGAATTTGGTGATTTTAATTATACTATTAATTCACTACTTGATTACATTATTTTTGTATCTACTGTAGATTTTGGAACATTTGACGCACCTGCTGTAGTAAATTATGACCCAGGTGTATTTTAAGGAAATGTAATGACGTATTGGCGGAAAGCATCTGGAGCGATAATAGCAAATATACCCGAACATGTAACAAATACTGTAGATTTACCTATTGACGAATCATTTTTACCATTAGAAGAAAATAATTTAACTTTAGAAATAATTAGTGGTAACCTACCAAAAGGAATGAGATTAAAAAATAATCAGATTATAGGAACTCCTCTTGAAGTTTCTATTGAAACTTTGTATAGTTTTGTTATTAGAGCAAATAAAAATAAAGAGTATGAAGACCGTACTTACAAAATAGTTGTTAGCGGAAATGACGATCCAAATTGGATTACTCCTGCTGGCAGTCTGCCTATCGGTAATAATAATAGATATTTTATAATCGATAGCTCTTTGATAGATTTTCAACTAGAGGCAGAGGATACAGACATATTAGCAGGAGAAAAATTAGAATTTTATCTTTTTAATGGAGAATTACCACCGGGCTTATCATTGACTAATGATGGGCGATTGGTAGGCATAATAAATCCAATTAAAGCATTAGAAAAAGGAGAATACTTTGATTTAAGATCCGATAATGGATTTGATACATACAACTTCGATACCGAAATTTTTGACTATGCAATTCCAAGTAAAGCGCCAAAAAAACTTAATCGCTACTATCAATTTGTTGTTACAATAACAGACGGTTATGTAACTGTAAATAGAAATTTTGAAATTTATGTTGTAGGAGAAGATTTTTTAAGAGCAGATAATACTATCATGCAAGTTTCAACAGGAGTATTTTCAGCTGATAATACATTCCTTAGAACACCTATATGGCTTACTCCTGCTAATTTAGGATACAAAAGAGCAAATAATTATATAACATTAATCTTTGATGTTGTTGATCTAAATACTTCCTACGGAAATGTATCATATGAATTACTTGCGACTAACGACGATGGTTCGCCTAGTAAGTTGCCATACAATTTACAATTAGATGCAACAAATGGAGAAATTGCTGGGAAAGTTCCGTACCAAAAAACTATAACTCGTGAATACAAATTTACGCTGCGAGCAACTAGAAAATATTCTAATTTAGCAGAAGAAGTTTACAAAGATAAAACTTTTACATTAACTATATTAGGCGAAGTAGATAGTTACATTAATTGGATTACTCCTAATAGTCTAGGAACAATAAACACAAATGCGATAAGCTTATTATCAATCAAAGCAGAAACATCTGTATCAAATTCTATATTGTTGTACAATATAGAAAATGGATCATTGCCTCCGGGATTAAATTTATCAATCACAGGAGAAATTACTGGCTCTGTACGAACATTTGGCGAAGGATTTTATCGCAGTTCGTGGAGACCACAAAGAATTTACAATTTAAATGATATAATTACAATTAATAGTAATTTTTATATTGCAACACAAGCTCACCTGAGTTCAAGTTCTTTTGATACAGATATTTTAAATTGGAAACTGTATACCTTTTCAAAACCAGGTATTACAACATTAGATTCAAGTAATTTATTATTTGATCAAAACACAACAATCATAGATAGAAATTTTTCTTTTACAGCAAAAGTTAGAGATCATTATGGATACAGTGCAACTACCAAAACATTTAATCTAAGTATTGAAGTTGCAGATGATAATATCTACAGCAATATCTATGCACAACCTTTTATGATTGAAAAAAGTAGAGAAAAATTTAAGCAACTTTTAAATGATTATAAAATTTTTGACTATTCTTTTATATACCGGCCTACTGATCCAAATTTTGGATTACAAAAAAAATTAAAAATGCTCATTTATGCTGGAATAGAAACTAAAGAAGCTGACAAATATGTAGCAGCACTAGCCACAAATACAAAAAGAAAAAAATATAAATTAGGTGAAATTAAAACTGCAGTAGCCAAAAAACCCGGCACACAAGAAATTATATACGAAGTTGTTTATGTTGATGTTATTGATCCACAAAATAACTATGAAGAATATAATCCTACAGAAAAACATTTTAAAATTCAAAAAAAGAGAAAAGTTACTGTGGATCAAACAAGTTATAACTATGATAGATTTAGTGTAGAATTGCCACCTCCAATTGGTATTGAAATCCAAACTAATGATCACGGAGAAGTAGTACATTACTTTGATCCTAACTTTACAATACTATCAAGATATGGTCCAAAATATTTTATTGACATAAAACCTCTTACTGTAGATTTACATTCTGACATAAGTCCATTACCTATTACATCAAATACTGGTAATTTGGTGCAAGGAGCTAATGAGCCTTACCGATTTAGACCTGATCCTGAAAATACATTAAAAGCAGACTTTGCTGGTATGACGATAGACGGTGCAGGAAAAAATATTAGATACATATCAAACATATACCACGTAAGGGAGGAAATAAGGAAAATTGGAATTACTGAAATAAATTTTCTACCTTTATGGATGAGAACTGCTCAAACAAATTCAATTAAAAATTTAGGTTATGTTACAGCAATTCCTCTGTGTTATTGTTTGCCAGGCAAAAGTAAAGAAATTTATACTGCTTTACAAAAAGCTAATATAAATTTTGTAGATTACAATTTTGAAATTGATAGGTTTATCATTGATACTATTAAAGGTGATTCGGAAGACAGATATATTGCATTTCACAATTACGCTCATAACGCATAGATAAATAGTTAAAACGGAGAAAAAAATTCATGTCAAATATACAAACAACATCTATCGATGAAAATTTTCCTATAGCAGGTCAAGATAACGATAGTCAAGGTTTCAGAGATAATTTTAACGAGATAAAAGTTGGTTTAACCGTAGCAAAAGATGAAATTACCACATTAGAAACAACCACAGCAAAACTTAATGCCAACAACGATTTTGATAGCAATGAATTACAAAACGCAATATTGCATCGTATCACTGAAAAATATATAAGTAAAGCAGCAACAGTATCAACAACTGTTCAATGGTCTACAGGAAGTTATCAAAAAATAACTATTACTAATGATTTAACCTTGACGCTAGATTTATGGCCTGCCCCAAACAAAAAGGCAAAAGTTACAGTTCAAGTAATCGGAGACGGGGAAAATTCACATACAGTAACATGGGCAAGTACACAAGGTAACAATATCAAAGTTCCTGCAAGTTTTCCAAAAATCGATAGTCAATTAAAATTTACAATTGCTACCGCTACAAATCCTAAAATTTTTGAATTTTGGACAATTGACGGTGGGGACACTGTATTTGGAAACTATCTAGGAGAATTTACATAATGCATCCATTTGCAAGTAATTTAAAAAATTTAAATACTGCAGATTTACATGAAAATTATAAAAATTTACATCAAAAAACTTTTATGACAAATAATGAGCATGTTCTCTCACAAATGTACATGCTGTTAGAAGATTATAAAGAAGAGATACATAAAAGAAATCAAGAGATTAAGAATGAAATTCCTGATTTAGATCTTGACAATCTTATCAAGGTAAAGTAAAATAATTACTATGGAAACTGATTTTTTTGGCTGTATGATGTATACAGAAAACAATTTAATAGACCTTGCGTATACCAATAAACTAAAAAACATCAGTGTAAATTATAATCATAATAATCAATTAATCAATCAATTTAACAAACATATAGATGAATTAGGATTAACAGAGGTTTTTAATTTAAAAAAAAATTACAAAACTTTAGAAGAATTTGATCTATCACAGCAATCTATATGGTTGATGCCTGACCAGTACAAAAATTTAGATATTGCAGAACTTATAAAAAATAAATGTTCAACACAACAAGAACTAGAAAGATTCTATTTCGAATTTGAAAAATTTAAAAAAGCAAATCTAATATCACTTCTGCAATATCTTGTTTTTTTAGTTGAAATATTACGCTCTAATAATATAATTTGGGGTGTTGGTCGAGGTTCTAGTGTTGCTAGTTTTATACTTTACAAGATTGGGGTTCATAAAATTGATCCATTAAAATACCATTTAGATTTTACAGATTTTTTAAAATAAAGGAGAAAAAAATGCCAATGAAATCGCCTGGAAGAAAAACATATAAATCAATGCAAGGCAAAGCCGTTGACATGGATTTATTACGACAAAGAAACGAATTGACTCCAGCAGTAGGCAATATGCGTGTAAATGCAAGAGGTGATGAACTAGGTCCTGGAGGAAAAATAATTAGAAAAAGAGAAGAAATTTTAAAAGAGTATTATGCAAATCAAAAAGGAGTACCTAATGAAGAACCTGCTGTTATTACTAAAACATCTGAAATAATGGCAGAACAGGTCACAACTACAAAAAAGAAAAGCAGAACTAAAGATCCACTTGTAGTAACAGAAGAAAGTTGGGTAGAAGACGCAGACGGAAATTTTGTTCCTAAGGATGCTTGATGCGTAGATTTTTTGCTTTCCATATAACAAAAAATTACATAATAGAATTAGATTTTTTAAAATCATTTATTTCGTTAGGCTGGTTTGCAATACTTAATTACACAATGGATATTAGATTAAAAGGATCACATAAAGGATTTTATTGGTCCTTTTACTTACTGGGATTTAAAATTTTTGAAATCAACTTTTATAATAAAAATCACGAAGAAGATCGTGTTTACGACCCTATAATCGATTATTAAAGGATATATGTACAATACAGTTAAAGGCAACTTAAAACCAATTAAAGATAAAGTGCTTGTTAGTGAAATGCATTTT